ATGGAAGCTATCCGTAGTGGTAAGTTTGTCTATGATGTTTCTGGTGGTGCGAGGTAAATAAGGTATTGACATTACACAAACTCTATGTTATAACTGTGTATGTTAATAAAGCATAGGTATACCCTGTTAGACGTTTCAGCTACTATGCCTATGCTTTCGACTAAGCGAAGACAAATACGTTAAGACTTACCTGTTCTATTATAGGCCCGACAGACTCTAAGCTAGGCCAAGCTTTTTTGAAGTCGCACCCTAGAACGATCAGCCTCTTATCTGATGTTACAGCTTATAAATGTAAATAAGCCTAACTATCTATGGAGGATTATATCATGGCTTTCGCAACAGCGTCAGGTTATGGTAATTTACCCAACGGTAATTTTAGCCCCGTAATCTACAGTAAACAGGTACAGCTTGCCTTCCGCAAGTCCTCTATTGTAGAAGCAATCACAAACTCTGATTATTTCGGAGAGATTGCTAACATGGGTGATTCCGTGAAAATTATCAAAGAACCTGAAATCACCGTGAAGTCGTATGCCCGTGGCACGACTATCACACCACAAGACCTTGACGATGAAGATTTTTCTTTGACCGTTGATAAAGCAAACTACTTTGCCTTCAAGGTTGACGATATTGAAGAAGCTCACTCACATGTGAACTTCCAAAGTATCGCATCTGATCGTGCAGCTTATCGTTTGGCTGACCAGTTTGACCAAGATGTTCTTGGTTACATGGCTGGCTTCAAGCAAACAGCTATTCACGGTAAACCTAACACAGCTAACACTACCGTAAATGGTACTAAAGCTGTAACGACTGCTGGTTCTGATGAACTGCTTTCAAGCATGAAGCTAGACGCTTCTGACTTTAATGCTGGTACTGGTGGTAACTCTATCGTTGTCAAGCCTCGTACAGGTGCAGACACGTTGAACACCACTGCAGCTAATGCGACACCAATGCAAGTTATTGCACGTATGTCACGTAAGCTGGACCAACAGAATGTTTCTACGAATGATCGTTGGCTCGTAATTGACCCAGTGTTTGCTGAACTTCTGAAAGACGAAGATTCACGTCTTCTGAACGCAGACTTCGGTGGATCAGGGTTGCAGAATGGGTTGATCTTCAACAACATTCACGGCTTTAAAGTCTACATGTCTAACAACCTTCCTGAAGTAGGTGACGGTCCAACCTCAACCACATCTTCAGGTTCTACGCACTACGGTGTGTTGCTTGCTGGACATTCATCTGCAGCAGCTACTGCTGAGCAAATTAACAAGACAGAAACATATCGTGACCCTGACAGCTTTGCTGACATCGTTCGTGGTATGCACCTATACGGTCGCAAAATCTTGCGCCCTGAAGCTCTTGTTAATGCAATCTATACGTCTGGTCTATAAGGGGAGGAATGAGATATGGCACTTGGTGATAATACTCTTGCTTCCGCTCGTGGCGTTTCGCAGCGAGGACGCAACCCTTATATGGTACAAACCGTATTGAACTTAGCAACTGCTTTGTCAGACAAAGGAAGCGCATTGGCAGCAGCCGATGTTATTCCTGCAATTGCAGTACCAAAAGGAACTATGATCCTTAATGCTGGTATTGAAGTTGACACAGCAATTACATCTGCTTCAGCTTTGACTCTTGACCTTGGTACAGGTGTTGATGCTGACGTATTTGCAGATGGCTTTGATGGCACATCTGCAGCAGGTGTACTGTCGCAAAACCCAGCCGCATATCAGCCAGTAATGGCTGTAGCTGACGACAACATTGATGTAACTATTGCTACATTGACAGGTACGTTGTCTACAGGTAAAATGCGTGTATGGGCAGTTCTTATGGATTGCACAGATGTAGGTGATCTGTCTGCTCAAGAAGTAGATCGTGATACGCTTGCATAACTAAATAATGTAGGGGCTGCTTTCGGGTGGCCCTTACACTTATCTAATAGAGATTCTTATGGCTACTTTTATCAACCTGACAAACGAACTGTTACGTAGACTTAATGAAGTTCAGATCACAGAGTCTGAGTTTACTTCAGTTAAGAACGTGCAAGCTCTTGCCAAAGATGCTATCAACTCATCTATAAGACAGATGCTTCAGGACGCACAAGAGTGGCCCTTTACGTTGACTACAACAACACAAACACTTACGGCAGGAACAGGAACGTATGACTTTCCTGCAGATTATTCCAAAGCAGATTGGGATACATTTTACATTAGGCAGTTATCCTCTGAGAATAACACACCTAAAAAACTTTCTCTTATTACATTTGATCAATACATATCTACATTTAAATCTTTAGAAGACTTGGGTGGCGAGGGTGCAAGAAGTGACCCTGACTACGTGTACATGACGCAAGAAGAGAAGTTTGGCGTAACTCCTATCCCAAATGCAGCATACGTTATTGAGTATAGATATTGGAAGTACCCTGCTGACTTAACTGCTAGTAGTGATACTGCATTAGTACCAGATCGTTTCAAACACGTTATTATAGATGGTGCTATGATGTACATGATGATGTTTAGATCTAATGAACAGAGTGCAGCTATGCACGAAAAAAAGTTTACAGATGGTATTGCCATGATGCGTAGACTTATAATAGATCACCCTGTAAACGTAAGGTCTACTGTAATCCAACGCCCTGTTAGCAACATGCAACTTAATACCGCTACGGTTGGTCCTGGTGCAGTATCTGATGGATTCTAACAATGTCTGACGCATTACAAACATATGTGTCTGTTATGGCTGGTGGACTTGTAACTAACGTTGATCCACTTACACAGTCAAACAACTTCTCAGGTAGTGCGGTACGTCTTGTAAACATGGAGCCTTCACTTGAGGGTGGATATAGACGGATAAGTGGGTTTGAAAACTCTTATGGTACACTTCCTGGTACAGGTAAAGTATTAGGACTTTCTGTCAACGGTGATATTAATCAGGGTGTACTTGGGTGTAGAGCACCTTCTTCTGGTAGCAACTATCTGCATTGGTATAATCACTACTATGATGTACCATTAGGTACAGGAGAAGGTTCAGGTTTTACTGTTGGTGAAACTGTTACAGGGGCTGGGGTTACAGCATCGGGTACGGTAATATCTAAAACTGCAGATGCTATTGTAGTAAACTTTGGAAGATTACCAGACAATGTATTTGCTACAGGTAACGTACTTACAGGTGGTACTTCTAGTGCAACAGGTACAGTATCGAGTACTCCTACTGTAATAGGTTGGACTGCAGTTACTACAGCAGGTAGCCCTACAATGACAGGGGTTGACGTAGTAAGGTTTGAACGTTATAATTGGACTGAAGAAACCTTACTACTAACTGATGGTGTTAATCCTGCAGCCAAGTATAACGGCACAACGTATACGCAGATTACACACGCAAATGCACCAACAGATCCTAAGTTTGCTAGTGCCTTTGCAAATCACCTTTGGTTAGCTGGCGATCCCGCAGAACCTTTTAACATATACTTTTCTGCTCCTAATGCAGATACGGACTTTGATCCAGCAAACGGTGCAGGTGTAATTAATATAGGTTTTACTGTAACTCAACTAAAAGCCTTTCGTAATCAGCTTTATGTATTTGGTCAGAACCAGATTAAACGCATCATAGGTGATAACTACTCTAACTTTACAGTAGAAAACGTAACAAATGACTTGGGGTGTGTTGCACCTGATACTGTGGTAGAGTTCGGTGGTGACATTATCTTCTTAGGGTCAGATGGTATTCGTCCTATTTCAGGTACATCACGTATTGGTGACGTTGAACTTGAAACTGTTTCTCGTGAGATTCAAAAAACATTTGAGAACTACACAGCTAACGAGGACGTAACTAAACTTAAAGCTCTTGTGATACGAAGAAAGTCACAGTTTAGGTTGTTCTTTGAAGCTAACACTTCTTTGTCACTACTGGCAGCTATACGTAAAGGCCCAACTGCACAGTCTACATTTGAATATAGTCAGCTTGTAGGTGTTGAAGCAACATCAGTAGCTAGTGGTTACATAGGTCAGTTTGAGTTTGTATTACATGGAGACAGTACAGGCAAGGTACATAAACAAGAAGAAGGTGATTCATTTGCTGGCTCTGAAATATTCAGTGTGTACCAAACTCCGTATTACTTTATGGGTGATCCAGAAGTTCGTAAGATATTTTATAAAGTTAAGACCTTTCTTAAAACTGAAGGTGAAGCCTTAATTAACGTAGGTATAGACTTTAACTTTGGTGACTCTGAGATAAACACACCAGAAAACTTTTCATTGACAACTGCAGGTGCAGCTTCTTTGTTTGATAACGCATCTACAATCTTTGATACAACAGACATATATGATGGCAACCCATCACCAACAAGATCAACAAATATAAGTGGATCAGGGGATTCTATTTCGGTATCTTACGTTACCAATAGTACAAGCCCAAGTCATACAATACAGGCCGTATCCATACTGTATGGCACAGGCGACAGGAGATAAAAAGTGGCAGGTTATACAAGACAATCTTCAGCAGACATTGTGGCAACAGCCGTTGTACGAGCTAACCCGTTAAACCTAGAGTTTGACCAAGTACTTGCTGCGTTTAATGCTTCAACTGGACACAAGCACGATGGTACATCAGCAGAGGGTGCATACGTACCACTTATTGCTGACTCAGATGCACTTAATAAAGTAGTTATAGATACATCAAATAACCGTGTTGGTGTATTTGTAGAGGTATCTGCTGCAGCCGTAGAGCAAGTTAGATTCCAAGATGGTCTTATCACTCCTGTCACAGATAACGATATTGATCTTGGTACATCTAGCCTAGAGTTTAAAGACTTGTACCTAGATGGTACTGCCACCATTGACACATTGCAAGTTGACGAGAATGCTACGATTACAGGCAACCTTACAGTAAATGGTAATGCTACTCTTGGTAATGCTGCTACTGATACTGTAACCTTTACTGCTGATATTGCTTCTGCACTTCTTCCTTCTGCTGATGATACGTATGACTTAGGTGCTACAGGATCTGAGTGGCGTAACCTATACATTGATGGCATTGCTAACATTGACAGCCTTGTAGCTGACACTGCAGACATTAACGGTGGTACAATTGATGCTGCTACCATTGGTGGAACAACTGCTGCTGCTGGTACGTTTACAACCCTTACAGCTACAGGTACAACTACACTTACTACTGTTGACATTAACGGCGGTGCTATAGATAACACGGTAATTGGTGGTACTACTGCAGCAGCCATTACAGGTACAACTATTACAGGTACATCTCTTGTAGGTCCACTTACAGGAAACGTGACAGGCAACGTAACAGGAAATCTCACAGGTAACGTTACGGGCAATGTCACTGGTAATGTTACAGGAGACTTAACGGGTGACGTTACAGGTAATCTTGTAGGTACAACTTCAACAGCTAAAAACCTTAACCCTGCATCTGACAGCCTGTATGACTTAGGTACTACTTCTGTTCGTTGGGCAAACATCTACGGTGATGCCGCTAACATTACTGCAATTACAGGTGCTCTGACAGGTAACGTCACGGGTAACGTAACAGGTAATGTTACTGGCAATGTTACGGGTAACGTGACAGGAGACTTGACAGGAGATGTCACAGGGGATGTAACTGGCAACCTGACGGGTAATGTCACAGGAAATGTTACAGGAAACGTAACTGGTAATGTGACGGGGGATCTAACGGGTGATGTAACTTCTACGGGTACATCTAGTTTTGCTATAGTTACAACATCAGGTAATGTTACTGTTGGTGGTGACTTAACTGTAAATGGTACAACAACTACAATCAACACAACCAATACTGTTGTTGCTGACTTGTTAATGGAACTAGGTAATGGTACTACAGGTACACCTTCTAATGATGCTGGTATTGTCATTGAACGTGGTACATCTGATAATGCCTTTATTGGTTGGGATGAAAGTGCAGATAAGTTTACTGTAGGTACAGGTACATTTACAGGTGCGTCTACAGGTGATCTTACGATTACTACAGGTACACTTGTAGCTAACATTGAAGGTAATGTCACAGGTGATTTAACAGGTAATGCTGATACAGCTACAGCCCTAGCAACTGCACGTACAATTGCTGGTCAGTCTTTCGATGGTACAGCTAACATTAGTATTGCACCTACAGACCTTACAGGTGTAACTGCCACTGCTACTGAAATAAACATCATGGATGGTGATACAGCAGCTACGGCTACTACCCTTGCAGATGCAGATAGAGTTGTAGTTAATGATGCTGGCACTATGAAGCAGGTAGCACTAACTGACTTTGAGACATACTTTGAAAGTGCATTAGATACACTAAGCAATGTAACTACGGTAGGTGCTCTTGATAGTGGTAGCATTACAAGTAACTTTGGTTCTATTAATAATGGATCAAGTGCTATCACCACTACAGGTACAATTACATTTGGTACTCTGTCAGATGGTACAGACAGTGTAACTGATATTGTAACCAGTGTAGGTACAGGATCTACTAACTCTGAGTTAGCTACAGCAGCAGCTATTGAGTCACGTATTCAAGCAGTAAATGGTACAGCTAACAACGTAACTGGTCTGACAGCTACAGGTGCTGAACTTAATGCTGTAGCAGATGTATCAGCTATTACGATTGACACAAGTACTGCTATCGCTAACAATGATGGCATTGCAGTGTTTGACTCTTCTGCATCATCCATTGGTTACTTTGATGTAGACTTACTTGATACTTACTTTGCAGGTACGACTAAGACACTTACTAATAAAACACTGACAAGCCCAACTGTATCTGGTTTGTATCTGAGTGACTCAGGGTTTAGTGTTGAAGGTTCTAGTGCAGATGATAACGAGACTACAGTATCCTTTACAAACCCAACAGCAGATCGTACAATTACATTCCCTGATGCTACAGGTAACGTAGCTGTATTTACTACTGCACCTACTGCAGCTATCACTGATGGTACAAGTGGTCAGGTACTAACTACAAATGGCTCTGGGGTGTTGAGCTTTGCAGATGCGGCTGGTGGTGGTGCAGACCTTTATGCTGCTAATGAAAGTTCACCTGCAGCACAGCCAAGCGCCACTGGTACGAATGCAATAGCTATTGGGGATAGCACAACATCTAGCGGGACCAGCAGTGTAGCGATTGGTTTTGGGGCAGATGCTAGTAATACTCATAATATAGCTATTGGTTATAATTCAGAGGCAAGCACAGGTACTTATAACTTTGCCTTTGGTTCTGGTGCAACAGCAAACGCATCTTATTATGCTACAGCAATTGGTCAAACAGCAGGTGGGCTTGGTTCACAGGCAGGGGCCAATGGTTCATTTGCTGCGGCTGGCGGTGTCACTGCAACAGGTAATAACGCAATAGCAATGGGTTCTTCTTATGCGTCTGGTACAACAAGTTTTGCGGCAGCTATAAGTAATAGAACTTCTAGCTACGGTGCTACTGGCGCTAACAGTGTTGCTATTGGCCCATTCGCCAAGGCCACAGGAACAGAAGCCATAGCTCTGAGTGGTGGTTATGCGCAAGGTGTAAAGTCAATCTCAATCGGCTCAAGCAGTCACGCTACAAGTACATATGGATGTGCCGTCGGTTATGATACAACAGCCGTTGGATCAGCTTTGGCTCTGGGTACTACTGCAAATGCACAGGCTGCTTATTCAACAGCTATTCATAGGTCAAAAGCAGAACAGCAAGGAAAAATAGCATTTTCTGGTATTTTCTTCGGTGCAATAGGCGATGCTCAAGGCGGCTCATTTGTTTTAGTCGCAGACACTACAGATGCAACCGCAACTGTTTTGACAAGCAACAATGGCACGGCGTCATCTACCAACCAAATCGTAGCAGCATCTGATACTTGCATTACCTTTGATGGCACAATTACCGCTATGCAAAACGGTGCACAAGCATACGCCTCATGGAAGATTGAGGGTTTGCTAGTAAACGACGGCGGAACAACCTCACTTGTAAACAGTGCCACCACAGTAATTTCAAATGCAGATGGCTGGGGAATGGCTCTTACAGCAGATACTGGAAATAATGCCCTTGCTATTACAGTAACAGGTGAGGCAAGCCATAACATTCGTTGGGTGGCAAACATTAGAACCACCGAAGTAACTTACGCCTAAAGGAGAAACTAACAATGGCTATACAACATAATATTACAGAAGTGGCAAGCCAATATGGTATCGCCTTTAATAATGCTTACTACCGTATTATAACAGTATCACTTACTCGTGAACGTGGAACAAATCCTAAGTTTATGGTAATGATTGACTTGTCAGCTTATGCTACAAGCACACCTACAGATGATACTCGTGAGGTAGACTTTAAACGGTATCATGCAGATTGGGATGCTATTAATGCCTCATCAGGAGATGCTTTTCTTGATAAGTGCTACTCTTGGGTTATGACTCAAGACGACATGGCAGGTTCTACAGCAGTATAAGGATTACCTATGGCCCTTGAAATTGATTACTCAAGTGGTATCTTTGAGGCAGCACCTTCAGGTGAAACTGTTGGTACTGTCACGGGTAATGCCACTTTAGATTTAACATCAGGTAATCTTTTTAATCATACACCAACTGCTAACACTACTTTTGTGTTTAGCAATCCACCTACTACGGGTAGTGCATACGATATGACGCTGAAGGTGGTAGGGGCTAACGTTGTAACTGGGTATGACTTGGCTAATGCTAGTTATGACAATGTTAGTTTTAGCGTTGCTTCCCAAGAAACAAATCCTAATAGCGTGTGGATAAAATATGACGGCTTGAAGATGTATGTGGTTGGTGTCACTGGTGATGACATTAATGAATACTCTTTATCAACAGCTTGGGATATAACAACTGCTTCTTTTACTGCGGCAACAAGTGTTGCTTCCCAAGAAACTGCTCCTCACGGTTTATTCTTTAGATCAGATGGCACAAAGATGTATCTGGTAGGATCAGCAAGTGATAGTGTGCATGAGTATGATTTAAGTACGGCATGGGATAGTACCACAATTTCTCTTGTACGATCACAAAGTGTTTCTTCTCAAGATACAGGTCCGCAAGATGTTTGGTTTAATACTGATGGGACCAAAATGTTTATTCTTGGTTACACTGGCAGTGATGTAAACGAATATTCTTTGTCTACGGCTTGGGATGTTTCAACAATTAGTTACACAAGAAACTTTAGTGTTTCTGCTCAAGCAAGTGGACCTCGTGGGATGTTTATGAATCCTGATGGTACTAAGATGTGGATTACTGAAAATACCAGTGATGAAGTACATGAATACGATTTAACAACTGGCTTTGACCTATCAACTGCTTCATATAATAACGTCCAGTTTAGTGTAACTACAGAAGAATCATCACCATATGGACTATATTTTAAAAACGATGGTTCCAAAATGTACATCATTGGCGGCGGTAGTGACACAATTTACCAATACTCCACAGGCTCAACAGCATTAGCAACAATAACTTACCCTGCCTCAGTAAAATGGGCTGGGGGTACTGCACCATCTGCACCTGCTTCAGGACAAAAAGATGTGTACAACTTCTTCACCCTTGATGGTGGCACCACGTACTACGGTTTCCAAGCAGGAGATGCAATGGCATGACTGTGCTTATTGATTATACCAAAGGTTTCTTTGAGACAACAGAAGGCGATACTGTTGGTACGGTTACAGGCAATGCTACGTTGGACCTATCGACAGGCTCTGTGTTCAGCCATACGCCTACTGCCAATACCACCTTTGCATTCACCAATCCTGCACCATCAGGTACATCTTCCAGTGCAACGTTAAAGCTGACGGGGGCTACCCTCACGAGTGCTTATGATATTGCTAATGCAAGTTACGATAGTAAAAGTTACGATCCAACTACTCAGGCAACAGCGCCAAGTGGTTTTTATATAAAACCAGATGGTACGAAACTTTACATTGTCGATAATGGCACTGATACAATCTATCAATATACCTTATCAACGGCATGGGATATTTCGACTGCTTCGTATGACAGTGTTTCTATAAGCGTTTCAAGTCAGGACATCCAGCCCAACGGAATAACGTTTAAGCCAGATGGTACAATAATGTACCATACATCAAACTCTGGCAACAATATGGATCAGTACACTCTTTCAACGGCATGGGATTTATCAACTGCTTCGTATGCCAATAAGTCTTACAATTTGCATCTAGGTGCTGTAGAATTAATACCCAGAAACCTTGTATTCAACAGCACAGGAACAATACTTTTAGTTGCTGGTGGTACAAACGATACAGTTTATCAACATAACTTGTCTACAGCATGGGATATTTCGACTGCTTCGTATGCAAGCAAATCTTTAAATGTATCAAGCCAAGAAACAGGTTTGCACGGAATTTACTTAAAACCAGATGACAGCAAACTTTGGATTTTAGGGTTTGGTTCAAACACTGTATATCAATACAGCATTACAAGTGCAGATGCCTCTACTGCGTCCTATGACAATGTTTCATTTAGCGTGGCCTCTCAGTCAAGTAGTAGTTATTCAGTTTTCTTCGGGGATAGCGGTGCAAAGATGTATGTTTTGGATAGCCTGACTGACACCATCTATCAATACTCCACAGGCTCTTCAGCATTAGCAACAATAACTTACCCTGCCTCTGTAATCTGGTCAGGCGGCACAACACCTACAGCACCTGCCAATGGTGAGACTGATGTGTACTCATTTTATACGGACGATGGCGGTACAACTTATTACGGATTTGTATCAGGAGATGCTTTAGCATGAGTGTATCAATAGACTATACTGGCGGTGTATTCCAAGCCAACAGAGCCAAGAGTGTTGGTACGGTTACTAGCTCTACTATTGATGTTTCTAGCGGTAATTACTTTGAATTTACGCCTTCTGCAAATACAACTTTTACGTTCAGTAACCCCCCAGCATCAGGCACAGCAGCAGGTTTTGCTTTGATAATTACGCCAAGTGCTACTGTAACAATCACATACCCGTCATCCGTAAAGTTCCCTAATGGCACAGCCCCTGCTGGCCCAGCTATAGGTGAAACAGATGTGCTGGTATTCTACACGGACGATGGTGGAACTACCTACCAAGGCTTTAGAGCAGGGGATGCAATGGCATGAGTGTATCACGTTTAATGCAGATGGGTGGCGCTGGATCGTTGGTTATACCAGTAGTAGTAGAAGATGCAGATATAGACATTGGAACTCGTATTGATGCGGGTCAAACAGCTTACAGTGGATCATTAAACATAACTACAAATAGTGCTTGTGTATTTATTGTAAGACGTTCAAAAGCAATTTCTACCAGTGGAGACAACTCTTCAGCAACACTTACAGTAGGGGGTGTTAGCGCAACAAAGATTGCCAGTTACGATATAACAGTAGCATCAATTTATGTTAATCACCACGAAGTTTATTACTTGGAAAACGTTTCTACAGGTTCTACCGTTTCTGCCGTTACGGGTTCAGGTAATGCAGCAGTAGCTATATCTATAATGGCATTTATGCTGGACAGTGCGGTGCAGCCAACAGTTACAAACGGCAAACAAAACTATTCATTTAACACCTCTACAAGCCCAAGTCCAAAAACTGTTAGTGTAAGTGTACCAAGGAATGCGTTTATTTGGTATGCACATGCTAGTTCAAACTTCCTCCTCACAGAAACAATAACGCTAAGTGTATCTCAGTCGTTATCCCCTATTGAGGTTGCCAGATCAGGAAATACAGTAACAAACGTTGATGTTCAGGCTACTTACATTCAAACGGAAACAACAACAGTTACAGCAACTTTACCACACAATAATAGTACCTTCTCAGGGGGGTTTGACACTGATTATTTGATTTTGCAGTTCTAAGGAGAAAACATGTTCGTAAAACTTACAAACGGTAATGTCGATCAATTTCCATACACGATTGGACAATTTCGCCGTGATAACCCAAACACATCTTTCCCTGCACAGATACCTAATACTATTCTGCGTAGGTATGCAGTCTATGAGGTTACTGAATTAGCTAAACCTTCATATGACCCATTGGTGCAGACACTTGTGCGTGGTACACCTACACGAGAAGTCATCCGCATGAAGACTGAGGCTGACTGTACTGACCCTGAGACAGGTGTAGTAGATACAGATCAGGTAGGACAACCTCTGTACGGCAACGAGTGGGAAGTATCTTACACTGCACAGAATATGGAACAAGCCACGGCAGAGTCTAACGTAAGAGCTAAACGTGATAGCTTATTGAAAGAGACTGACTGGATGGCTCTATCAGATGTAACTATGTCGAGTGAGATGACTACTTACAGGCAAGCACTAAGGGATATACCAGCACAGAGTGGCTTTCCTTTTAGTGTAACTTGGCCTAATAAACCTTGACATTTACATAAAAATGTGTATAATTATGTTACACATATCTGTTAAACAAAGGAGACTAACATGGCAGAGAAACAAAAGAACGTCATTACAGTCAACGAAAAAGAGTACAACGTTGATGACATGACAGATAAGCAGAAAGTTATGCTTGCACATGTACAGGATTTAGAACGTAAGATTAACACTACACGTTTTAACCTAGATCAACTTATCGTAGGACGTGAGGCATTTGCTGTTGATCTTGCGAATGACTTAGAGAAAGATCAAGAGGCAGCATAAATGGAAGACTCCAAGCTAACAGCAGAAGAACTAGAGGCTATGTTAGATCGTGCAGCTAAGAGAGGTGCAGCAGAAGCACTTCGTGAGCTTGGCTTACAGGATGATGATGCGGCTAGTGACTTACGTGAAATGCGTAGTCTGCTGGATGCTTGGAGACTCACCAAAAAAAGCATATGGTCTACTACTGTAAAGATGGGAACAGTGGCAGTACTAACGTTTATAGCTACAGCAGTTTGGATGACCTTCGGTAAATAATTTATAAGCAATAGGGAGATGCTTATGATTGATCCAGTGACTGCGATTACAGCAGCCACCACCGCTTTTAGTATGCTCAAGAAAGGCATAGCTGTTGGTAAAGATCTGCAGGACATGGGTGGTCAACTCTCTAAGTGGGCAGGTGCAATAGCTGACTTAGACTTTGCTGACAAGCAGAACCAAAAGCCAGCGTGGTATAAGACATTAGGTGGTGGCGTACAAGCTCAAGCTATGGAAATCTTTGCAGCCAAGCAGAAGGCTGCAGCCATGAGGCAGGAGCTAAAAGACTACATATCTGTTATGTATGGGCCATCAAAATGGCAAGAGATATTGGCAATAGAAGCAGACTTACGTAAGCAAAAAAGAGAACACGAGCACAGGCAGATGGAAATCAAACAAGCAATCATCGAATGGACAGCAGGGTTTGCTTTATTTGTTTTAGGCGTTGGCGCTATCGTCGGCTTTGTATGGATAGGAACTAGGTAACAATGAAAAAGTTTAAAGGTTTTACCAATCAGCAAACACATACCCTTCTAAAAGAGATGGGCTACACAGGCCCAGCGCAGAAGGATGACATGGATGCGTTCCTTGCGTCTAGCCCTAGTGCTGCTTCTAAGTTAGGACGTTATGCAGATATTGCTAGGCAACGCATAGAAGGTGGACCCTTAGCTCCTACAGGGTTTGCTAAAGGAGGGGGTGTGTTTGATGCTAAAGCGTACCTAAAAGCTAATCCAGATGTAGCAAAACATAAAAAATATGGTAAAGACCCTTTAGCGCACTATTTAAAGTATGGGATAGCAGAAGGAAGAAAAGGAACTGGACTTGAGGACTTTGATGCTAAAGCATATCTAAAAGCTAATCCAGATGTAGCAGCTCATGATTACTACGGTAGTAATCCTTTGGCACACTACCTAAACAATGGTCAAAGAGAGGGTAGAAAGTATTATAGTACTACACCAGCACCTAAACCAGAATCTAAAACAACTACTACAACACAAGATACAGGCAGTGACATAGGAACTAGAGACTATTCAAAGCCAAAAAGAGATAAGGAAACTATTCCTGGTGCTGGGTTTACGTGGAGTTTGGGTCAAGAAGGTAGTGACCAACAACAAGAGCAACAACAACAAGAGCAACAACAACAAGAGCAACAACAACAAGAGCAACCTGATGATACACAAGAAGCTTTCCAACCTGGTCCTGTCTTAAAGAAAGGCACAGAAATACCTGAGGTTAGTGAAGCTGCTACCTCATTAGATGAAGCACAGAAAGCCTACAGCACAGCTATGGGTGCTCTTACAGATGCACAACTAGCTTTGAGTGGAGCAACTATACCTGCAGATAACGCATCCCAAGCAGAAAAAGATGCATACAAAGCCCTAGAAGAAGCAGTAGCAAATGCTGAACTTTCAGTTACACAAACACAAGCTGCTGTAAGTACAGCCCAAAAAAGATTCGAGACTACAGACGTACCCTCTACTGGTGAAGCGCTGGGTAAAGCTATATCTACACCTAGTGCTATCCTATCTCAGCCTACAGTGTACGGCTTGGAAGTTCAAGATGATCAGCTTATTGATAGTGAAACAGGTCAGGTAGCGGATGCGCTTACTCTTTTAGTTAAGCAAGCACAAGCTGCAGATGAAGTAGAGAACCCTGCAGTTAAGAAATCAAAAGCGTACCTTCAAGGCTTAACTCTTGAAGAGCGTATGGAAAAGTATCCTCCTTATGGTCCTGTACCTGCAGTCATACCTTTACCTGAATCTATTGTAAAGTCAATGAATGCCTACTATGCAGCACAGCAAACTCAGATTGAACAGGATGCAGTAAAAGCTACAACAGAAACATACGATGCTATAGAGTCTAACGCTGA